CAATGGCAAGTTAATAATGAAGTAACTGCTGGATATGGATATAGATGGCGTAATGCCTTAGGGTATGACCAAATAGAAGCAGCTATTAATAATTTAAAAAAAGATAAAACAACGCGTCGTATTTGGATTAGCTCATGGGACCCGAAAGATGATTGCAATTTAAATGCTATTAATGTGCCTTGTCCTGTTGGGTTTTATATTGATATAACAAATAAAAAATTAAATATGAGTGTAGTAATGCGCAGCAGTGATGTTGCTGTAGGATTAGTATATGACACTATTACATTTAGATGTTTGCAAGCTGTTATTGCTGCTTCTTTAAAAATTGATATAGGGTTTTTAGAATTTATTTTAATTAATGCACATATATATCAAAACCAAAAAGCAACAATTACAGAATTATTAAAAACAAATAATTTAAATGTTGAAATTAATATTCCACTATTAGAATGGCCATTAGATAAAGTATTAAAAAACCCAGATAGTTTTGTAAATAATTATAAAAAAATGCAACTATTAGTTCCTTTTCCTGCTATTAAAATGGAAGTTGCTATATGACAAATTGGGATAAAAGGTTTTTAAATATTGCTAAAGAAGTTAGCACCTGGAGCAAAGACCCGGATGCCAAAGTGGGTGCTGTAATTGTATCTGAAAGTCGTAGAATATTAAGCATAGGGTACAATGGATTACCGGCAGCAATGCCTGATACTGATGAATATTTAAATTCAGATAATAAATTAGATTATATAATTCATGCTGAAATGAATAGCATTTATAATGCAGGACTTGCTGGGGTGTCTCTTAAAAATTCTACAATATATGTATATGGCAGGCAAGTATGCCATGAATGTATGAAGGGATTAATACAAGCAGGTATATCTAATATTGTTACTTATTCAACAGAATCAAGCCAAAAATGGCAAAAAAGCTGGGAAATTGCTCAAAATTTAGCTAAATTTGCTAATATTTCTATTAAAAATCAATAACTTATAAAATAATTAATTATTTTGAAAAAAAGTGTTTACTTTTCATAATTACAAATGTACAATAATTTTACAGTTAATTAATACCTGGAGAATATAAATGAAAATAAAAACTATGATTATAACGGCAATAGCATTTTGGGCTTATGTATGGCTTTGTTTACATATTATGGGTAAGTTAGCAGGGGCAATATAATGGAACGATATTTAGATTATGATGAGTATTTAGACCAACAAGAATTTTGGCGTCAAAAAGAACTTGAAGAGCAGCATCAATTAGAACAACAGGAAAAACATGATGAATAAATGGGGCTGGGATAAAGATAAACATTATTCCTGGTATAATCAATGGGACTTTAAAATTCCAAGAAGTTATAGGGAAAGATATGGAATTGAATATAAAACTCAGGACTCAATGCAAGAAAAAAAACAAAAACGTAAAGAAATTTTAATTGCTATTTTATTAATTATTTTATTAAACGGGGTATCAATATGGATGAATTAGAAGATATTATTAGCCAATTGCAATTAATAAATCAAGAGTTAAAAGATGATAATGATAAATTTGAACATAAAGAAAAAGCATTAAAAGAATTAAATAAACAGGAGAATATAAATGACAGTCTTTAAAAAACTACAAGCAGCAAGAATTAAATTACAAAATACAGAACTTAAAAAATCTGGCAAAAACAAATTTGCAGGATATCAATATTTTGAATTAGGTGACTTTTTACCTGTTATTCAGACTATTTGTAATGATATTGGTTTATGTGGCACGGTAACATTTTATACAGATATTGCTGTTTTAACTATAACTGATATAGATGATTCTTCACAATTTATTGAATTTAAATGCCCTATGTCTTCAGCAGCTTTAAAGGGTTGTCATGAGGTGCAAAATTTAGGCGCGGTTCAAACATATCTTCGTAGGTATTTATGGACAAACGCTTTTGAAATTGTAGAGCATGACTCTATTGATTCTGCAAAACCAATTGAAGTTGAAGTTGAACAAAATATAACAGAAGAACAATTAGAAATTGCTAAAAATAACTTAGAGGAAGCCGCTAAACGCGGTGAACTTAAACAAGCATTTTTTAAATTAACGCCAATAGCGCAAGAAAAATTACGCGAATTTGCTAATGAACTTAAGAAATCTGCATGAGTCATTTAAAAGATAATAGACGTCATAATATTATTACGGCTAGTAATGCTTGGGCTGCAGTTTATGAAAGGCAAAAACTATGGCGTCAAATGACTTTACGTGAACCGCCTTTTGAAGGTAATGAAATGACTCAATGGGGAATCGATAATGAACCATTAGCATTAAGTGCATTTGAAAAAGAAATGGATGAAATTTGTTTGCCAGGGAATAAATTAATGGTACATGATACATTACCATTTGGGGCATCCCCTGACGCATATTTAGATAATGGCACAGTTGTAGAATTAAAATGCCCATATTCACAGGAATATTATGATGTTATGCCGCCGCGTTATTATTTTCAAATACAAATGCAAATGCTAGTATGCAATCAAAATATGGCTTGGTTTGGTGTTTGGACACCTAATGGTATTAGGATACAAAATATTACATATAATAAAAAATGGGAAGATTGGTATATCCCATTAGCATTAGAATTTATGCAATACGTTAATGATGACGTAGAGCCTAAACGTTGGACAAGAAAACCTATTTTTAACATAGAGGAGTAAAGTATGGCGCAATATGACAATACAAATACATTTGCATTATTTATTAATAACAAAGGAGAAAATCCTAAACGCCCGGATTGGAGTGGCACAGCAAATCTTAATGGCGTTGAATTTAGATTATCTGGATGGAAACGAGAAAGTGCTCGTGGCGAATTTATTTCTGGGCAAATACAAACAAAAGAAATAAAAAATGCAGAATATGGCAAACCTGCTGTAGAAGGTTCAGAAGAGGATGTGCCCTTTTAAGGCGCATCCCCAGCTAAAAAAATAATTACTTATTCATAACGTACATAGTTACTTCAAAGCCAAAACGCATTTCTGTAACTGCTGGAGTTGTCCACATAGTATTTCCTTTTATAAATATATTATGCTTAATTGCACAATATAATAAGATTATACTAAATATACATTATAAATAATAATGCAAATTTACTAATTATTACTAATAGAAATGCTTAATTATTATGGATATTAATACATTAGATTTATATATGAGTTGTTATGCACATGCAGCATATCATGAAGCATCAACGCAACAAGAAATTATTGGTGTATTTAATGTTATACGTAACCGTGTTAAAAGTAAAAACTATGGAAATGACCCGTGTGAAGTTGTATACGCTAATTCGCAATTCCAAGGCATAACAGATGTAAATCATGAAGAGGTTGATAATAAAAGATATTTACAAATAAAATATACAGCAATAGATGCTATTTATCTTAATAAAATTAAAAACCCAATAGGTAATAAACTACATTTTTATGATGATAGTATTAATACTCCAGCGGGTTGGAAAAATTGCAATATTAAAATAGGAAGGTTGGTGTTTTGTGACTGAACCAGTAGCATGGCTTTATCAAGAATTTTGTGTTAAATCAGGCGACCTAAAGAAGTCTTATTTATGGTCATTTCACCCAAATCAGCTTTCATATTTAAATGATTTAAAAAATACAACTCATCATATAAAGATAATTCCTTTGTTTCCTGGTGAACCTGTAGAAGAATATAAAGGATTATCTAAGTATGATAGCAAACGTCTTGTAGAGGCTAACAGTGGATTATAAATGGAAAGGCACCCCTGAATTAATTATTGGTATTATTATTGGGGCAGTAATTACATGGGGAATTATGGAGTATAAATGTACTATTAAACAACGCAGTACAAATTTAAAATGTATTCAAGGTGAATTATACGAAGAAATTAAACCTAATATCTTTGCTAAAAGTCACCTGGAATGTTTCGAGCAAACTAGACTATAGGAGAAATTATGTATACGCAAATTGATGATTTAAAACATGCTAATTTAATTAAAGAGTATTTAGAACAAAACCCCGCAGCAAACCGTGCGGATTTAACTACTGCTTTAAGATTGAATTATAGAAGATTAATACAATTAGATAAAATAGGGGCAATTGTATTACCTGCTGTTACCCCAATGGGACAAAGAAATAAGGTAAAAACTGATAGATTATAATACACTTTTTATCATTTA